TTTATATTAAGTGCGAAGCACTTACGTTTCATGTAGATTGTTCAGTCAGACGGAACCTACTAGCGGTTCCATCTACCTCAAGCTTCATGTGAGTTCGCACAGCCGAGATCGGAAGTAGGTGTTTTACTTGCTCCATGGGCTCTGACCTTTCCCAACCTACGTCGACATCTAATACATAAAACTTGCAGAATATGCAAGTATCCTGTACTATACCTCCAGCTTCGTTCCTTTGCAAGGAGTTTTTAGGAGCAACAGATTAATGGACTCGCTAGATTCTGAACATGAGTGTGCATGTCCTCAAAGCGGATCGAGCTACCCCGATCAAACACTGTCCTTATATTGCCTTTAAATGTTCTTTAAGAATTTTGGAACCGCCGACCCTTACATTAATAATTCCGTTATAATACTCATCAGTCTCTAGCACTCTACGGTCGAATTGTTCCTTGGCCTCTAAATAGCTCATTACGCCTCTGCTTGGACACATATGTAAAATTTCTCTTGTGAACTGTTGTACACCTAGTTTTTCTACATCTGCTAGTAAATGATCTGAGGAACCCCAGTAATCTTTCCAGTCGCTTTCTTTGTATCCACGCCTTTTGTTTTTTTTGCCTTTTAGTGGTGGCTTTGTGGTTTTAAATTTTGCTAGTTTCTTGCCTACGTACTTTTTATTATTTGTAAGATTTGTTATCAAGTACACAAATCCTTCAACGCCTTGTGGTAATTCGTCTATAGATTTTCCTTGATAAGTCCATTGCATATGGATACTTACCGTTGCCTATTCGTTGCCTTGGTCTTTTTTGGTTTTGTGCTTGTTGTGTATTTCTTCCATGCGTTTTTTAGCTAGAGAGCGTATTTCTCGCAACCATTTTCTGGCCGCACCGTGTGTACGCACACTATTTCTTGCTTCAAACGCTTCGCTTGCCTTGAAGTATTCTAAATATGCCTTTGTTAATAAATCATGTGTGTCGTCTTTTATATCACTCATTTTCTACAACCGATTTAGGTTTGTCTATTGGCATTCCTGCTCTGTCAAACCATCTGTTATCATCAGTAACATAACAATACGATCTAAAATTGTTTCCGTCAAGTCCTTTTTTTGTTAGTGTCTTTTTAGTAATACTGCCTTTGTATACACTAAAGTCTTTTTGCACTAAACGTAAACTGCCGTTTAAGTTTCCGTACAGTCTGTCAATAGGAGTACCACCAGGACCTACGCAATTTGATACTACTGTGTCATTCATTCTACTATCTCTACATCATTTTCGTAACTTGTAAAGCCGTTCTCTTTAATCACTTTCAAAACATGATTAACACGACCGACTAATTCATCTTTATGTGAAATCAAAAATACGTTTTTATGTCTTTCTCTACCCATTTTTTTAATTACAGCAAGTGAATTTTCAACACCACTAGTATCCATTCCGCTGTCAATAAGTTCGTCGATAAACAACAAGTTGATATTTTGATATAAACTTTCCCATACATCACGGAATGCAAAACTCATTCCAAGAATTAATCTATTTCTTTCACCTCTACTCAAATTATCAAAGTCTAAATCTTGTCCAAGTTGTGTAATCTCAACAGCTAAGTCATTTAAAAATACAACTTGATGTGGCAAACCTAATTTGTCCAAATAATATGTTAATCTATTATTCAAGTATGCTAAATTTTGATCAATAATTTTTTTACGTATGAAAGAATCTTTGTTTGTTAATAGTTTCAATAAAAATTCTTGATGATCTTTAAAATCAGTAAGCGAATTCATTGTATCCCAACTTACTTCTTGCATTGCAGTATTTTGCAAATCATTAATTTGTGTTTGATAAGGATCAATCTCATCATTTTTATTCTGCAATGATTGTTTTAGACTGTCAACATTTTGTCTATGTTCGTATGCTTCTTTTGCAGTTTCGTAAAACGTATTTGGTCTTCCATTGATATCACCAATTTCATCTAATCCTTTTATTACATCTTGTAGTTTATCACTTACTTCTGTTTGATATGCTTTTGCATCTTCAAGTTCTTTTTGTTTTCGTGATTCAAGTTCTACTTTTTTGTCGTCATGTAGTGCTTGTCCACATGTATAACAAGTGGCATCATCTAAATTTGCGATATCTTTTTCTGCTTTTTCTACAGACTTGTCTGCACGTAGTAATGCACTCTCTAACGTGCTTTTTTCTTTGTTAAGAGCCGTAATAGCATTGTTTAGCTCAGTCCAATTTTGTAATTTTTCATGTGCATCTAACTCTGCATCAATGTCTAAGTGTTCTAATTCGTCAATTGATTTGCTTAGTTTTTCTATATCTTGGCTCTTTTTTGCTGTCCAAGCTCTCTGTGTACGCTCTAATCCTTCAATAGTACCTTGTATTTTTTCGTTTGAACTTTGTATGGCACTAATTTTTGCATTTTCTTCTGTAATAGCATCTTTAGTTTGCTTGATCTGTTCTTTTAACAGTTCTGCTTTTTCGGAAAGAATAGTAATACCTAACAGTTGTTCTATAATAGCACGTTGATCATTTGTTCGCATACTTAAGAAAGGCTCAGTATACGTATTCAGTGCAACAACATGTTTAAACATGTCATGACTCATACCTAGTAAAGTATTAATATACTCTTGTGTTTTCCTGCTATCACCTTGACTTTCATCTACCATTTCTTGTTCTTCATTATTAATGAAAAACTTCATAATGTTAGGTGAACGACCTCTTTCAATTCTATAATCTATACCACCTTTTTCAAAATGCAGTGTAACCAACATGCCTTTTGAATTAGTTTTGTTTATAAGATTGTTTCTTTTAATATTTGTTAATGCATTTCCGTACAATGCATAAGACAACGCATTAATAATTGTTGTTTTTCCTGTACCATTTCTAGATCCTGCATCATCTCCGCCTTGATCTAAGTTTTCTCCAAGTACAAGTGTAAGTTGTTCTTTGTTGAAATCAACTGCTTGGGTTTGATTACCCACACTCATAAAATTTTTAACTGTTAAATCTTTTATTTTAATCATTAAAGTTCGTTATAGATATCAAGCAACATTTTTTTATTGAAGCTGTCACTGTCAATTGCTGATATCTCCTTTGCTACTATTTCATCTACACTTTCAAACTGACTTATATCAAGTTCTGTTGAAATTTCTTCTATTTGTTTTTGTGGTATAAGTGTTATTTCTCTACATTTGTGATTGTTAATGTAAGTTTCTTTAATAAACTGTGCTTCTTCATAAGATATAGGCAAGTCTAATGTAACACGCAAGTACATATTAGGTTTGATAATGTCAGATTGTGGATCAAGCAGTTTGCTTAAGGTTGTTGTTCTATACTTAGGACATTCTGACCAGTCTAAATATTGTGGCTCTAAGTTATTTTCTCTATCAAGTATCATCATGCCTCGACCATCATCCCATGCATCAGCATAGTTGTGTGGAAAAGCATTACCGATATAGTGTATTTTTCCTTGTTTTTGTCGTTTATGGAAATGTCCTGAAAACACATATTCTTGATTTACAAAATGTTCAGCCCGTAAATCTCCATGCTCAGGCATTTGTACCATAGCATTCATATAAAAGTGCGGAAGTTCAAAATGACCAAACATGTACTTTGAAGTACATTTTTGTATTTTTTTCCATTCATCACCTACTAACCAAGGAACAAGTGCAACATCTTCAATTTCTGTAAACCCGTCAACTACAGTTATACCTGGAATATGTCTTGCAAACTCTGTTGAACTTACATCACGTTTGTCTTTGTAGTAAAGATCGTGATTACCAACAAACATATAAAATTTGTCAAATGCTTGTCCTAGTTTTTCTAAACAACGTATAGTGCTGTCCATAGTTGTTAAATTTAAACTACTACGATTGTGATGCCAATCGCCACAAAAAATTCCTGTTTCACAGTTATTTTCTTTAGCTTGATCAATATACCAATCAACAAATGCTTCACAATCATCATTGTGAATTTTGCTGTTTCCTTTCAAGCCAAAGTGAATATCCGTGAACACCGCCGCTTTCTTAAACAAAATACATACCTTTCTTTAGTCTATTATATGTTATTTTTAGATAAAAGTCAACTGCTATTTTGCTGACGAAGTTCTCTTTCTCTCTTTTGCTGGTTTTCCCATTCTCCTTGAGCTTGTCTAGTGTAACTCGGGTTCATATGATTCATTTCTAAGATATCATCTCTGATGTTTTGATTACGTTTTTCTAAATTTATCACCCTTACAAAGCTGTTTGTTACTGCCGCTGTGTAGTAAGCAAAAGGATTTTGTGATTTTGATTCATCAAATTGAAGTCCGATTTGAGCAAGTTGTAAAATTGCTTGACCCTTCATTTCGTCGTTGTATGTGTATCCACGTACATTACCTCTAGTAGCATATCTTTCACACAACTTAATCCACATCATAGCTAGTTTGTCTGTAGCTTTTCCGTGTACCATATTGAAGTATCCATTTTCCATACCACCTTCCCAGTGACTTTTGCCTATACATACTAGTTCATCATTTTCATTAAATTTATAATGTTGAAATGGTGGAAAATTTAATTTTACTCTTGTATCTGCTACTGTTTTTGGATTTTTCTTACGACCAGGTTCTTCTGGAATATGATCAAATGTCATAATTCTAAATACTAGTTCGTATTTGTCAATTTTTTTGTAGTCTACTTCAAATTCTGCCTGTTTTACCTTTTTTCCTTCGCTTTTTGCCTTTTCAAATGCTTGTACTGTTAATCTTTTTGCCTTGTTTCTTTTTGCCTCTGCTATAGTTCTGATATTCACTTTATCTATACTTGGCAGTATGATATCATACTGTGCATATTCTTTGTCTGTATAGCTGCAAAATGTATTTTTTGACTTTGCTATTTCAGCTAATATGTCTTTATTATTCAAATAGTTAATTTTTCTCATTGATTCTCCAAACATTTGTTCTTATTATAAACTACGTAGTTAAAAAAGTCAATAAATAAGTTATAAGGAGAGCAAAAAAATATGGCATACGAAGATAGAATAAAAAGGATAGCTGATTCGCAAGCTCGCAATAGTGCATCCCCAGAATCCTCTACTCCTAATTGGGCAGGGGAAATAAGCGAGAATATATCAAATATTGGTTCTCGTGCTAAAGATGCATTTATTGAAAACATACAAGAATCATCCTTCGGAAAGTTCCTTCGTGCTACAGGTATACTTGGCGCTGAACAAAGCGAAGACTTCGACTTTGGTGAAGCAACCTGGAATCAAAACGCAAATTCACCGGGTGATTGGCGTGTTAGATTAAGTTTACCGGGCAATTTTACAAGTAGTCCAATACTTGCTCCACTTAGTAGAACAAATGGGCTAGTTTGGCCTTACACTCCTCAAATTTATGTGACTCATAGTGCTGCCTATTCGCCTATAAAGCCTATACATAGTAATTATCCATTTTTTGCTTATCAAAACTCACAAGTGGATCAGTTCAGTATCACTGGTGATTTTACCGTAGAAAATGCTTTAGAAGGACAATATTGGCTTGCCGCTGTTCATTATTTAAGAAGTGTATCTAAAATGGCATACGGAAATACACCGCAATCGGGTAGTCCACCTCCAGTAGTAAAATTAAATGGATACGGGGATTATGTATTTAAAAATGTTCCAGTAGTTGTAACACAATTTGCTGTTGAACTTAGCCAAGATGTAGATTACATACATGTTAAAGGCGTAGGCCCTGGCGGAAGTCATGTGCCAACTAGAAGTAATATTCAATGTACAGTTCAACCTATTTACAGCAGAAGAGCAGTAGAAAACTTTAGTTTACAGAAGTTTGTAAATGGAAACTATGTTAAAGGAAGTGGTGGGTTTATTTAATGGCAGTATATAAAAAAAATAGTCCTTGGAATGACACAAACATTATAAACAAACAGTATTTAGGCATACTATCTATCAGACCTATACCTGCTGAAGATGATGACAAGTTATATACTGTTGAAGAACAGTATACACATAGGCCAGATTTAATGGCATATGATTTATATGATGATCAAAATTTATGGTGGGTATTTGCTCAGAGAAATATGGATGTCATCAAAGATCCAATTTATGATATTGAAGCAGGATTAAAAATTTACATACCAAAAGCAGCTAATTTAAAAACTTTTTTAGGAATTTAAGTCAATGATTACAGTAGGCAGAGGCATTGACACAATCAAAGGACTAGCTTCAGGAGTTAAAGGAGCTACAGTAAATCCTTCAACTGGTGTTAAACCTGAACAACAACAATATTTCTCAGGAGGTGTTGCTGAAGTGATAAGTCAGATTGCCGCCGCAACAGGATTATTAGGAGGTGGCCCTCCCTTTCCAAACGAACTTAGAGATTTTGCAAGTTACAACTATGTGTTTACACTTGGTTGTTTAAATAATTTTGAAATAAATTTTCCAGACTTAACTTATAGAATATCTGATCCATCTACTGTGATTTTAAAATCAGGAGGAGGAGCAGGTTCTGGTGCTGCAACAGTGTATGAAGGTGCTGGCAAAGTAGAGTATTATATAGATGATGTAGAAATAGGCACAATTATAGGATTTAATCCTCAAACAAAACATTCAAATGCAACAGACATAAGTTTTAAAGTTACAGAGCCACTTAGTATGGGTTTATTCTTACAAGCATTACAAGTTGCTTCGCTAAGGTCAGGACACAAAAATTATTTAATGGCTCCTTTTGTTTTATCTGTAGAATTTAAGGGCTACGACGGTAATGGCAACAACATTTCAAAACCAGGAACACGCCGTATATTTCCAATAAAAATAGTAAACATAGATTTTGAAGTAACAGAAGGCGGAAGCGTATACAATGTTCAAGCTATACCATGGCACGAACAAGCACTCACAAATCAAATTCAAAGTATTAAGACTGATGTGACTATAACAGGAAGAACTGTTCAAGAGTTGTTACAAGCAGGCGGCCAAAGTTTAATGCAACATATTAATAGACGCGAACAAGAAAAGAAAAAATCAGAAGATGTAATTACACCAGACGAATTTGTTATTTTATTTCCTACAAAGAGAGATAGTGCAACCGAAGGTCTTGGAGGCTCGCAAGAAAAAGTAGATGCAGCCACTGTCAATCCTACCAGTGCTGGACCAGGAAGTTCTGGTTTTTCAGAAGAAGATAAACGTAGAATATATGAAAGTATCACAGGTACAGAAAATGCTCCAATTCCTGCTGACTTTGATGCAGAACTATCCAAGCTATTAGGAATTGTAGTTCAAAGAAGTAAAATAGGAGAAAGCATTAGAGAATACGCAGAAAAAGATGAGAATATAAATGAAATTGGTAAAAGTAAATTAGTAAAATCATTTTTAGATGGGGGTAAACAACCGTTTGGTAAACCTAAGTTTGTAGAAGTAAAAGGTAAGCCGGGCGTTTTTTCTAGAGGCAAAGTACAAATTAGTAATAATCTACGTTCACTTACGTTTAAATCGGGCACAAATTTTCAAGAAATGATAGAAGAAATTGTCATTCTAAGTGAGTACGGACAAAAAATTGCTACAACAGAACCTGACGCAAATGGATTCATACCTTGGTTTAGAGTTGAAGCAGATTGTTATAATATTACCGATCATGAACAAATGGATCTTACAGGAGAATATCCTAAAATTTATGTATATAGAGTTGTTCCTTACAAAGCACATGTAAGCAGGTATCAGCCTAGTACAAAATCTAGCCCAGGTATTGAAATGCTAAAACAACAGGCTTGTAAAAAATATGATTACATTTATACAGGACAGAACGATGATATATTAGAGTTTGACATAAATTTTGACGCAGCATTTTTTACAGCAATTACACCATTTGGCGGAAAAAATAAAGCAGGAGTAAAAGATAAAGACTCTGAACAAGTTGCAAAAACTAATGATGAAGCAGATGTAAAATTAGCAAAAGGAGATACGTCGAATGTTTCTGCTAGTGGTAATGTTGCTACAAAAGAAAAACAATCTAATACTTCAGGAGGAAGGGGTTCTGGTGGTGCAGGTGATTTAAACAGTATTAAAACTTCTGTAGCTAGGGACTTTAATGATGCACTTGTGAACAGTACTGTTGATTTGGTAACTGCAAATATGACTATATGGGGAGACCCTTATTACATTGCTGACAGTGGAATGGGTAATTATAATGCTCCTGAAACGCCATTAATTAACATAACAAAAGATGGCACAATGGATTACCAAAGTAGCGAAGTAGATATAGAAATTAATTTTAGAACACCTTTAGATTATGGTGCAGGAAATTGGATGGATTTTCCAGGTGTTGCTACATCTCCGGTTGGAGCATTTAGTGGAGTTTACAATGTAATGACATGCCAGAATAGTTTTACTGGAGGAACATTTACACAACAAATGAAATTAATTAGAAGAAGAAATCAGCCAGGAGAAGATACAAAAGTAGAGCCAACTACAGAAGGAAACAAAGCAGTTGAAGAAAAAACAGATAAAAAATCATCTTCTGGAGAAACTCCATCATCTAGACCAAGAGACGGTGGAAATCCAGGAGGTACTACTACATCTGCACCACCGCCAGCATCTGGTTCTGGACTAGGAAATGTTACTTAGGAATATAAATGAGACAAGTAGACCCAAAAAAATCAAATAGACTTACAAGAGGTGTCGCACCTGACTGGATGAAAGGCAGTGGACCTTTTGTTGGTAGAATTACTAATCATTTAGATTCTGATTTCATGGGTCGTTTAGAAGTTGAAATTTTAAAAATTACTGAAACAGGAAATGAAGATTCTGAAACAAGTGCAGGTTACACTGTTCCGTGTTCTTATGTGAGTCCTTTTTATGGAGTCACGCCAAGAAGCGGAGTTTCTAAAAATGCAGGATATGACTTTACACAAAAAAGTTATGGTATGTGGGCTATTCCACCCGATGTTGGAGTCAAGGTAATTGTATTCTTTGCAGAAGAAAATTATGGCCATGGATATTGGATAGGATGTGTACAAGATAAGAATATGAATTTTATGCTTCCAGGTGGTGCATCTACTACATTTAATGATGCTGATAAAGGTACTGCTTTGCCTGTAGGCGAATATAATAAAAAAGTTGAAACAGGTGCAGGAAAAGATGCTACACAATACATAAAACCACACAGCCCTGATCAAGTGGAGCAACTTAAAAAGGCTGGATTAATAGCGGATCATGTAAGAGGTACTAACACATCTAGTGCAAGAAGGGAAGTTCCTAGTATGGTGTTTGGTTGGAGTACTCCTGGTGCTCTTGATAGACGTCCAGGAAAACCAAAAGCAGCATACGGTGAAAAATTTGCACAAAGTCAAGTGCCATTTAGCAGACTAGGTGGTAGTACATTTATTATGGATGACGGTGATGCCGCTTTTGTAAGAAAAACAAAAGCAAGCGAAGGGCCTGCGGCATATGCAGATGTAGAAGCAGGAGAATCAGGAGATCCTACTTTACCTGCAAATGATTTTTTAAAATTACGTACTAGAACAGGACATCAAATACTTTTACATAATTCAGAAGATTTAATTTATATTTCACATGGTAGTGGTGACAGTTGGATAGAACTTACAGCTAACGGAAAAATTGATATCTATTCAAAAGACAGTGTAAGTATCCATACAGAAAATGATTTCAATTTTAAAGCAGATAGAGATATTAATTTACAAGCTGGCAGAAACATAAATTTAAATGCTACAGAAAATATTTTTGAGACAGCTGGAATTAATATTGAAAGAAAAGCAGGAGAAAATATTTTGGATACAGCTGCAATGAATATTGAAATCAAAGCTGGCGAAGATGGCAAAATTACAACAGCGGGAAAACTAGATATTGATACTCCTAATACACATATGAATAACATTGATGTCACAGGTAAAGCATTAGTATCTCAAATGGTTAACACACCTATGGTACAGGCAGGTAATGTTAATGGTACAGCAGCAGGAGCATCTTGGCCAAATCCAGGTGCTTATCAACAATTGGGAGGGTATGGTGCAAGTCCACCAACTGCTCCTACTTCAGCACAAGATGCTAACGATGCTAAAACGCCTAAAAGAGTACCGGAACACGAACCTTGGCAAGGACATGAAAGTATTGATCCTACATTGCATACAATTGATAAAACAGATGTGTCAGAAGATGCAGAAACTGTGTTACCAGAAGCACCAACAATCAAGGACACATTCAAAAAACAATAGGTTAAATACAGTATGAGCTCATTAGAAAAAAAATTATTTAAAGATATAACTGTAAAAGGTAATGCAAAAGATTCTTATGATATAGGTAGCAAGTATTACCGAGGTATAAGCACGGTTAATCCTAATAATTCAAATCCTGTATTGTACGATATTGCTTTAATTAAACAAGATATAATAAATCATTTCCACATTAGGCAAGGCGAAAAACTATCAGATCCTACATTTGGAACTATTATTTGGGACGTTTTATTTGAACCTTTGACACCAGCATTAAAAGATGCAATATCACAGAACATTACAAGAATTGTAAGTTCAGACCCAAGGGTAAAAGTAAAGAAGATAATTGTAGACCAATATGAAAGTGGTATACAAATTGAAATAGAATTGGAGTATTTGCCTTACAACATATCAGAAGCAATGAAATTTACGTTTGATGAAAATGCAGGATTTTTATCCTCCTAATTAACTACGCACTTATCATTGTTCGATAAATATTAAAAAGGAAATTTTTTATGTCATCTACAGATAGACAAAACAGGTTACTAGTAGCAGAAGATTGGAAGCGTATCTATCAAACATATAGAAACGCTGACTTCAAATCCTATGATTTTGAAAATCTTCGTAGGACTATGATTAATTATCTCAGGCAAAATTATCCTGAAGATTTTAACGATTATATTGAAAGTTCTGAATATCTTGCACTAATTGATCTGATAGCATTTTTAGGACAAAATCTTGCGTTTAGAATGGATCTAAATGCTAGAGAAAATTATCTAGAACTTGCTGAACGTAGAGAAAGTGTTTTAAGATTAGCAAGATTATTAAGTTACAATCCTAAACGTAATATTGCCGCTAACGGAATTATGAAAATGGCAAGTGTTACAACATCTGAGTCATTTGTAGATTCAAACAATATTGATTTAGAAAATCAAACAATTATTTGGAACGATCCGGCTAACCCAAACTGGTATGAACAATTTATAAAAGTTCTTAATAGAGCTATGCCAACTAACGGAGTTGTAGGCAAACCTATTAAAAAAGAAATAATTGACGGCATACCAACTGAACAGTATAGATTGAATAGTAACAATACAGGTGTACCTCTGTTTAGTTTTTCTACAACTGTAGATGGCTCTAGCACAAACTTTGATCTTGTTAGTACAGATATAACAAGTTCTGCTATTATTGAAGCTACGCCAAGACCAGGAGCCAGTTTTTCTATAATATACAGAGAAGATGGCAGAGGATCTGGTAGTGCAAACACAGGATTTTTTAGCCACTTTAGACAAGGCACATTAGATTCAGGAGATTTTTCTGTGCTTAATCCTAGTACAAATCAGACAGTAGGGATTGATGCTAATAACATTAACAATTCAGATATTTGGTTATACCAATTAGACGAAACAGGAACTGAATCAGATCTTTGGACAAAAGTTGATGCTGTCGAAGGCAACAATGTAATTTATAATAGCCTAAATAAAAAAATAAGAAACATATACAGTGTGTTGTCTCGTGCTGAAGACAGAGTCAGTTTGATATTTGCAGACGGAACATTTGGTAACTTACCGCAAGGATCATTTAGAACATATTATAGAACAAGTAAAAATAGAAATTTAATTATTACTCCTGATGATATGAGAGGTATTGCAATTGATATTCCCTATATTAGTAGCATTGGAAAAATTGAGACACTTTCAATTGTATTTGAATTAAAATACACAGTAGATAATGCAAGCACTTCTGAGACAAGTTTAAACATAAAAGAACGTGCACCTGCAACATACTATACTCAAAATAGGTTAATTACAGCAGAAGATTATCAAATAGGACCTTTAAGTGTAAATCAAGAAATAATAAAAGCAAAAAGTGTTAATAGAACTACAAGCGGTATAAGTCGTTACTTTGATCTTGTTGATGCTACAGGAAAATATAGTAAAACAAATTTATTTGGAACCGACGGAGTATTATACAAAGAAATATTAACAACAAAAGATAAGTTTACTTTTACAACGCAAACAGATATTGAAGGTATTATAATTAATACTATTGAACCTATCTTATCTGGCAAAAAAATACGAAATTATTACTCTAGTGAATATCCAGAAGTTGATACAGCAGACTTGGCTATTACATGGAATCAAAACACTAAAGATACAAATTTAAGCACAGGGTATCTTACTAATGTCAATAATATTAAGCAAACACTAGGTTCTTTTACAACAAGTATTTTAAAATTAATTAAGCCAGGATCTTCTGTAAAATTTTTAGCACCTGAAGGAAAACATTTTGATCAAGAAGGCAACTTGATAACAGGTGAAGCAAATTACACAGGAGCAATAACTTACAAATGGGTAAAAACAGTTAATGTAGCAGGCAACGGAACTGTAGATAATGAAGACGGATCTGGACCTGTGTTATTAAATGATGTTATTCCTACAGGAGCACAATTAGTAGAAATTAAACCAAGTGTTGCACAAACTATAGAAGATGATGTCAAAACACAATTAGTAGATCAAATTTTTTCCAACAAAACATTTGGCTTAAGATTTGATAGAGATTTAGGTCAATGGCGTCTTGTAACTGAAAGTAACTTAGATGTTACATCCGGATTTAGCATAGGAAAAACCGGTGATATTTCCGGACAGCGTATTGATGCAAGTTGGCTCTTAAAATTTACAACTGACGGAGAAACATATACCATAGAATATCGAGGAAGTAGATATGTTTTTGAGTCAGACAAAGAGATAAGATTTTATTTTGATAGCAGCGATAAAATTTACAATAATCTAACCGGCAAGGTAGTTAAAGACAGGATAATCGTTTTAAATAATAATAACAAGCCAGATAGCATAGTAAATTTTACCACAGATCAAAATTGGGAAATTACAGAAGAATTTCGTGATTCAGTTGGATATGTTAATAGTAAAAAAGTAGAAGTAACATTTTTTGATAATGATGATGATGGTGTAGTAGACGACCCACAAATTTTTGAAGAAATTGTTGCTCCTAATGTAAATCTTACATCAAAATATATATTCTTGAAAAAGTTTATTACAGAAGACGGAGTGGTTGATTTCAATTTTATAAGCAACGATTCTTTAAACGTAATTATAAAACAAAATAAAAGTTCATTAGGAGCATTAAGTCAATATGCAGATATGCAGATTTTTTATTTTATTGATGAACAGATATTTGAAGTATATAATAAAACTACAGGTAAAACATCAATCACCTCTGATTACAAAGCATATTTAGGAAGAGAAAAAATTAAATTCCAATACATTCATGCTGCAGATGACACATCTCGTATTGATCCTAGCTCAAGCAATATTATTGATACATATGTTTTAACAAGAGGATATGATACACTATTTAGGCAATACTTAGATGGTGTGATAGCAAATAAACCATTACCTGCATCTAGTGATGCTTTGTATACAAGTTATGGCGCAGATTTAGCTAAAATAAAATCATTAAGTGATGAATTAATTTTTCATCCGGTGAAATATAGAGTATTGTTCGGAAACAAGGCAGAAAGCACATTGCAAGCAAAATTTAAAATAGTAAAAAATTCTGGTATTGTATTAAATGATAACGATATCAAGTCTCGAGTAATTAGTTTAATTAATCAATTTTTTGCATTAGAAAACTGGGAATTTGGAGATAAATTTTACTTCTCAGAACTTTCAACATATGTTATGAAAGAAATGGCTCCAGACATAGTAACTTTTTTAATTGTTCCAGAAGATGCAAGTCAAACTTTTGGAAGTTTATTTGAAATAAAATCAGAAGTAGATGAAATTTTTATTAGTGGTGCAACAGTTAATGACTTACAAATAATAGATGCAATAACAGCTAATCAGTTAGTGGCATCTGGTTTAGTTGTCACTAGCGGAAGTTCAGCAAATACAGGTATTACAAGTGCCGCTGTTACTTCCGGTACAACCACTTACACATCTACAAGTAGTAGCACAATTAGTTCAGCAAGTAGTACACCTAGTTCGAGTACTCCAAGTAGTTCAAGCAGTAGTAGCTCCGGAGGAGGATACTCAGGTGGCGGCGGATCATCAGGTGGTGGTGGATCATCAGGTGGCGGCGGATCATCAGGTGGTGGTGGATCATCAGGTGGTGGTGGATCGTCAGGCGGTGGCGGAGGATATGGTTACTAATGGCTTTTGAAAATAATCAACAGGAACCTTCACTTCCAGCAGGTGATAAAAACTATAAAAGGAAGACAGCTAATCATCTTCCTAAATATTTTCGTACCGAATTTAATAATAAGTTCTTATCATCAACATTAGATCAAATGACGCAACCGGGTGTTGCGGAAAAATTAAATGTTTTTTACGGAAGAAAAAATGCTTTAGCATATAAGTCTACTGACAATTATGTGGGAGATGTAACTGAAGAGAGAGAAAATTACCAATTAGAACCAAGTACTGTAATTAAAGACAATTTAGGAAATGTAAATTTCTATGCTGATTACAATGATTATATAAACAAATTAAAAATACTTTCTAGTAACACAAAAGATCATAGCAAATTAAACAGCCAAGAATATTATGCTTGGAATCCGCATGTAGACTGGGACAAATTTGTAAACTATAGAGAGTATTATTGGTTGCCTACAGGTCCTACTACAGTAAGTGTTTTTGGACAAGCTAAAGAAGTACAAAGCACTTATTCATTAGAAATAAAAGATAATGCTGGATCACCAGCATACTTGTTTAGTCCAGATGGGTTAACTAGTAATCCTACACTAACTTTTTATAAAGGACAGACATATAGATTTTCTGTCAACACTCCAAACTATCCAATTGCATTTGTAACAAAAGTTAGTTTTACTCCAGGTCGCTTACCAACAGATGAAACAACCAATACGTCACTTTTATATACCGCAGGAATTACAAAATATGATTTAAACGGAAATGTTGTAACTGATGATTGGTTAGATGAAGGAACAATAGAATTTACTATTCCTGATGACGCTCCTGAAACTTTATATTATATTTCTAAAGATGATCCTAATTTAAGTGGAACTATTTCAGTAAATGAAATATTTGAAAATACAGAAATAAATGTAGATGCAGAAATAGTTGGTAAAAAAACTTATAAAACAAGTACAGGTTTTGATTTATCAAACGGTATGAAATTAAAATTTTTAGGCAATGTTACACCAACCAAGTATGCTGAAGGTGAATGGTATGTTGAGGGTGTTGGCGATAAAATACAACTAATTAAACAAGAAGATTTACAAGTCAGTGGTTTATTTACAGACGATGTTACTGTTGCATTTGATGCACAAGAATTTGATTTTTATCCTTTTAGTGAAGCACTTGGTTTTCCTAGTACAAAAGATTACATTGTAATTAACAGAGGAAGCAAAGACGGTAACTTATGGAGTAGATATAATAGATGGTTCCACAAAAGTGTAATCGAAAAATCTGCAACAATTAACGATCAGATTGCAAATATAGATCAAGCAAGTAGAGCTTCCAGACCTATTATTGAATTTGAAAAAGGATTAAAACTTTTTAACTTTGGAACATTTAGTAAAGGTAATGTAAATCTAATAGATAATTTTACTATTGATGCGTTTTCTTATATTGAAGGTGCAGAAGGTTATAATATAGATGGAGTAAATCTTACAGAGGGTATGCGTGTGTTATTTACAGCTGACCCAGATCCTTTAGTAAAAGGAAGAATTTTTAAAGTAAAATTTGTAAGAATAGCAAATAAAACACAAATAACTTTAGTTGAAGAAGAAGATAGTATTCCACAAACTAACGAAACAGTGTTAATTACACAAGGTGAAGCAAATAGAGGAAAATACTTTTTCTACAATGGCACTTCCTGGAATGAAGGACAAAGTAAAAATAGCGTCAATCAACAGCCAAAATTTGATCTTGTAGACAAAAATGATTATAGTTTTAGTGATACAAATGTGTATAATTCTTCATTGTTTACTGGTAATGAAATATTTTCTTATACAAGAGGCGCTGGCACAAATGATGTTGAGTTAGGATTTCCTTTAACATATAGAAGTATAGAAAATACAGGTGACATTGTTTTCACATTTAATTTGTTGAACGAATCTTTCACTTACACTTTAAATAATTCTTTGCAAAGAAAAAACACTGATGAAGGTTTCTTAAGAAAATATCAAGATAGAACTGCTTACAGTTTAGTAAACGGTTGGGAAAAAGCATCAAGTGATAGTACACAAAATATTATAAGGCAATATGTTGCAACTGAAAATCAACAAAAATTTGAAATAGATGTTTATGATGATACATCATTTATAAATGATTTGTGGATTAGAGTATATGTAAACAACGAAATCAAAAAGAAAGATACTGATTATAATATTTTACAAGATGTCAACAATAAAAGTAGCATAAATTTTGTTGAAAAACTTAATAAAAATGATATCGTTTTAATTAAAACAAGAAGCAGTAAAGCAAAAAATAATAACGGTTATTATGAGATAGCAAATAATCTTGAAAAAAATCCTCTTAACAATAATATAAACCAATTTACTTTAGGTGAAGTCAATGATCATTTGCGAACTATTGTTGAAGAGTCAGATAATTTTACAGGTATGTTTCCTGGAGCAAGCAATTTAAGAGATATAGGCAATCTTTCTTTATTAGGTAAAAAGTTTTTAAAACATTCAGGTCCTATTAATTTAAGTTTATATCATTTACTAGATGAAAATAGTAATGCAGTCAAAGCACTCAGTAGTGCTAGATCAGATTACGGTAAATTTAAAAGATCATTTTTAGAAACAGCTGACCAATTAGGTTATGATGGACCAGTAAGGTTACACGTTGATAAAATTTTAGAAAATCTAATCAAAGATAAAACTAATGCCATGCCGTATTACTTTAGTGATATGGTTCCATTAGGCGGCAAAAAAATAAATTCTATTACTATTGAAGATACTGATCAAACATTTTTTGCATTGACAAGTATTTTTGATATTACCACTCCTAGTACAAAAGCAGTACATGTTTATCAAAACGGATTACAACTTACATATGGAGCAGACTACACTTTTAATAGTGAAGGATTTGCTGTGGTTACAACTACTAAGCAAATTGGAGATATTATAGATATCATCGAATATGATAACACTAACGGTTCATATGTTCCTCCTACTCCTACAAAATTGGGTTTGTATCCTAAGTATGAACCACTTCTATATATAGACGATACTGTTCAAAATTTACCACCAGATCTACCAACAGGGCCTTATAAGTTTTATGGTGTAGCAGGTCCTAATCAAAACGGAGCTGGGAAACTAGGATGGTTCTATCCATTGTATGCTACTTTAGAAGAAGCTCAGGCTAGAGACACAGAACTAGGCGGAAGTGGCCAAGCTCATTTACATACTTTTGTAGGATTAGCAACACAATTTTACATGCCTAATACAGGTTCTGGACATGGTTTACAAGATACAGATGATTATGACGAATGGATTGAAGGCTCTCCTGTAATACAAGGCCATGACGGAAGTAAAGTTACAGCTTTTAAAGATTTTAGAGATAATTTGTTATTAGATTTAGAAAAAAGAATTTATAATAATTTAAAAGTAGAATATGATCCTAAATTATTTGATATTCATGAGTTATCAAAAGGGTTGTATAGGTCACAAGGGATTGAAAAAAATGATTTAGATAATTCTATGATCAATGAATTTTCATCTTGGTTAAGATTAGTTGATTTAGAATATACAAAACATGATTACTTCCAAAGGAATAATGAATTTACTTTTAATTATTCACAAAGTAGATATAATGATACAGAGTTTTGCCCAGGTTGGTGGAGAGAATTATATAGGCATGCATATGACACAGATCGTCCACATACCCATCCTTGGGAAATGCTAGGCTTTACAGTTAAGCCTACATGGTGGGAAAGTGAATATGGAGCAGGTCCTTACACTAGCAATAATTTGTTACTTTGGGAAGATATACAAGCTGGTATAATTAGACAACCTAATTTTACAATTAATAAAAAATATGCTAGACCTGATTTGCTAAATCATTTACCGGTTGACAGTGAGGGAAGATTACTTAGCCCTAACGGAAGCGGGTTGATTAAAAATTTAAATATTGCGTCTGCAAATGATAGTTTTAAATTTGGAGATGGTTCTCCTGTAGAAGCTGCATGGCGTAGAAGTAGTGAATATCCTTTTGCTATAATTAGAAGCATGTTAATTAATAGGCCTAGCAAAGTATTTGCTACCGCTTTTGATAGACTTAGACAAACAAGAAATTTAGCAGACCAAATTGTATATGGGGATGCAGGTAAACAGATACAACTTAACAGTATTGTATTTCCTACAACAATAGACGATACAAGTCAGATTTTTACAAGTGGAATAATAAATTATATTTTTGATTATCAAACTGCTCTGACTAGAGAAAATATAGGAAAGTATAAAGATAATATTTTTAATATTAGAAATCAAATCGGTTTTAAAATTGGAGGATTTACAGATAAAAATAAATTTAGATTAATTCTAGATAGTAGAACTCCTTTAAACGAAGGAAATGTTTTTGTTCCTGATGAAAATTATAAAATATTTTTAAATTCTAGTTTTCCTACCCAAGAAGTAACATACAGTGGACTTATAATAGAAAAACAAGAAGAAGGTTATTATATTAAAGGATATGATAACACTAATCCTGTGTTTAATTATTTTCCAGTCATTCCTAAAACAAACGATCCTTTAATAAATGTAGGAGGCGTGTCAGAAGCATTTGTAACTTGGGATGCCGGCAAAACTTATGTATCAGGTGTTGTTGTAAAAAATGGTTCTGCTTATTATAGAGCAACTGAAACGCATACAAGCACTACAGAATTTGATACTAGCAAATATGTGCAATTAGCTGTTTTACCTTCCACAGGAGGACGCGATGCATTTATGAGAAATACATTTGCCACAACTTCGCAAGTTTTAAACTACGGTACGTTGTTTGAAAATATTCAAGATGTGGTTGATTTTATATTAGGTTATGGAAAGTATTTAGAAGAACTAGGATTTACTTTTAGTCAATTTAGAGAAGACACTTATGATGTATCTGATTGGCAAACAAGTGTAAGGGAATTTTTATATTGGACTACACAAAATTGGGGTCCCGGCACTGTGCTTAGTTTAAGTCCAGGAGCAGATAAAATTAATTTTAGTAGCAATTATGCTACAGCTTCTAATGTTTTAGAAACATTTTTTGGTTATAGCATTTTAAAAGCAGATGGTAAAATTTTACCTACAACAAACTTAAAATTTGCAAAAGATAGTGATAACAATTTTAGTGTTAGAACGGCAGATACTACAGATGGAATATATCACATAAAAATTCCTCTTGTATCTAAAGAACATGTATGTTTGATAGACAACTACACTGTATTTGGTGATGTAATATATGATGTAGAACCGGGCTATAGACAAGAAAGAATTAAAGTATTAGGATATAGAACTGCGGATTGGAACGGCAGTTTAAATATACCAGGATTTATATTTGACGATGCAAAAATTACAGAATGGGAAGCATGGCAAGATTATGCAATAGGCGATGTAGTAAAATATAAAGAATTTTATTATACCGCAAAAAATAAAACACCTGGTACATCTATTTTCGAAGCTGAAAGCTGGAGCCGACTAGACGGACCTCCTACTTCTGGATTGTTTGCCAACTGGGATTATAAGACAAACCAATTTGCAGATTTTTACGATTTAGACAGTGATAATTTTGATTCAGAACAACAGAAACTTGCACAACATCTTATCGGTTATCAGAAAAGAAAATATTTAGAAAATATTGTTAACGATGATGTGAGTCAATATAAATTCTATCAAGGATTTATTCAAGACAAAGGAACAAAGAATGCATTAACAAAATTATTTGATGCGTTAGCAAGTGCTGATCAAGATAGTTTAGAATTTTATGAAGAATGGGCTATCAAAGATGGACAATATGGTGGGAATGAGAGTTTTGACGAAGTTGAATATAAACTAGACGAAAGAGCGTTTAGACTACAACCACAACCTATACTGTTAACGAATCGTGTTACTGGAGCAGAAACTGATCTTGTTTATAGAATACAAGAGTACCAAACTTACTTAAAATCTAAAGACTATAATCATAAACCTTTTCCTACAAAACTTGTTACAAAAGGATTCACAAAAGACAGTGGTTATGTCAATCCAGATGATGTAAATTTTGTAGTTGGCACATACAATAATCTTTTATCATTAGATATTGATAAAATAAAAAATAATCAATATGTATGGATTGGTAATGTTGACTTTAGTTGGAATGTATATCAATATGTTGACACAAATTATGTTTTAGATGGTGTTACAAGTGGAACAGATAGTTTTACTTTGAATTTACAATCAACACCAACTGATGTAAAAGTGGGAGATATATTAGGAATCGTTAGGATTTCTAAAACAACTTTTGATGCGGAAGATAGCACACAAGAAGCAACATTTGAGACTGCACCTATCAAAGGTTTTTACAAAGTTAAAAGTGTTAATCTAAATAGAATAGAATTAGAAAGTGATAACCCTCCAACTGACTTTGAAGAGTCGGATGGTGTAATTACTAAATTTAGATCAGTAAGAGCTACAGATGTTGAGTCTGCTAATTTAATTGCACAAACATCAAATGAAAAAGGTTTTAAAATCTGGATTGACGATCAAGGAAATTCTAAATGGACAGTGCTTGAAAATACAAATACTTTTGACCAGATAGATACAATTAAAACTCCTCAAACGGCATTGACTAATTTTGGTGTTGGTTTGTCTGTTGATGAAAGAAATGTAATTTTAGCTATAGGAGCACCGGATGACGGCAATGGTAAAGTGTATATTTACAAAAGACCAAGTGATGCTGCTACCTGGGAGTTGTTCCAAGTTTTACTACCTACAGTAAATGTTGCTGCATCAGGCGAAAAATTTGGAAGCAGTGTTGAAATATCGAAAGATGGAAGATACATTATTATTGGTTCACCGAATGCAAGTAATGTAAAAACTACTTTCAAAGGAAATTACGTGGCATCTACAGATTATGGTGCAGGTGATATAGTAAGTTATCAAGGATCGTATTGGACAGCAGATAATGCTATTCAAGGAAGTGAAACAAATATTGAATTTAACAGTTTTGTAAATTATGATCAAATAATTTATAACCTTAATATAGATGAAGAAGGCAGTGAAGATATAGATAGTTTACTTGCTGGAGACTATCCATTTACAAATATTACAGCTGATCACTTTTTAGTACGTGTTCCACCGGCAATGTATGAAGGAATAGGCGAAACTGATGAGATATTTTTACATTGGAACAAATTAACAAATGCTAATCAAACGCAAATCACTTTGCAAGAAAGATTGCCTTTTAACAATTCTATTCCTTATATTACAAAAGAATATTTAGAATCTAATCACACAGTGTCCAAAAAAATTGACACTATTTTATATGTTGATCAGGTTACAAATACTCCTCAAATAGGTGATATCGTAACTACACAAGGTGCTACAGCAACAGTGGTTTATACTTTCACTGCAGGAGGAAGTGTCACTATATATGTTAACAATACAAACGGTGCTTTTCCATTAAGCAATAGTTTGTTTATTGACGGAAACGATTTTATTGGAGAATATGAATCAGTAGCACCAAGCGATGTTACATTTGATGGAAGCTCAGAGTTGGGTGGATACGTTTTAATTCAGTCTAGTAATCCTTATACAGTAGGCACAGTAAACAGTGATAGTGGTAGAGGATTAGTTGTTAAAAATGTTGTCACAGATAGTAGTGCAAGCTCAAATTATTATTACAATAGTTTAGATACTGCTACATCAACTATTGAAAGTCTCAATACTGACAATAGTTTAATACAATCACTAAGTTTTCAAGGCGCTCCGGGACCTTTAGGTGTTTCAGATCCGTTTGAAGCTCCATATTGGGTAGCAAGAGCACCAAAGGAATTGACAGACACAATATCACCAGGTGACTCAATAGAGTTTTATTTCAATAGATTGAAAAAAACAGTAACAACTTTAAATGTTAATAACAATGTTTCTGTTGTAGCAGGTGAAATTATTTCACAAGATAATACAGGAGCAACAGCAACAGTATTTGCTTCAGCTACTAATACAAACAACATACAAGTGCAAAATGTTACAGGATCATTTAGCACAGTTGACCAGTTATCTGGTTCACAAAGTGGACCTTTATTGTCTAGACCAAACAGTGCGCCTGACGTAGGAATTCTTGTATCGCCATCAGATATAAATTTATCGTATACACTGACTAATAAAACGCATAGTGTATTTGATGTATGGGACGGCTATATTGACTACAGAGTAACTAAAACACTAGACGGAGAACCTTTCGAACCAATTGCAAGATATCAATATGTTGGTACAAGTTGGATTGATAACGGTGCCGGCCAAATTGTACGTGATGTAACTACAGGTGCAACTGCTGAAGTCATGTATTATAAACGTAACTTTAGAGATGTTACAATTTATGTTAAAAATGTATCTGGTAGTTTTAGCAAAGGTGATTTGTTTGGCGATAACGCTGAAATAGAATTTTTAGCTTTGCCAGGCACTCAAGGATTCAGTGGACCTGATCCTGATGTTTATGGCAGAGTTGGTATATATACTACCGACAGGGTAATGGGTCAAATACAACAAATAAGTTTAGGTTATGCACCTGCAGGCATTGGAAAATTATTAGTATTTGATTCTGCAACAGCAATATCAGTACCAACTACATTTGAACTAAAAGATGTTGAATATTGGATTTATAAAAGTTCAACTGTGTTAGGAGTACCTAGGTTGGCAAATATACCTGGTGCTGAAAATTTAGATTGGACAGAAGTATTCAAAGTTACGGCACAATCTGCAGGTTCAGCAAGCTCTTACACCAATGAAGGTTATGTATCAATTTTTGAAAGATTTGGTCAGCAATATGTAATAGCACAGACTGTGGTATCTCCACAAAGAAAAACAAACAATTACTTTGGTGCTAAAGTTGCTTTGAAAAGAATTGGTGATTTATATAGAGCATTTGTAAGTGCAACCGATGCAGAAACAGTTTCAAATCAAGGCAAAATATTCTTTTTAAAATTTGGTACAGAAAACAATAATAGTTATGCTTGGGACTATGCTAAGAACAAAAAATTCAAAGGTGATTTTGATGCTTCGAAAAATTATTATATCGGAGATATAGTATATAATGATGGAAGTCTGTTTAATGCAATAACAAATTTAACTCCTGGACCATTTGATGCAACATTCTGGGATTCAACAGATGATATGATCGATTACGTAGGATATATTCCTAATGATACAGGATTAAAAGTTATTAATGATAGTGCTGTTGACAGTTCAATCGAACTTACAAATATGAATGACTTTGCATCTGATTTTGATTTAAGTGATGACGGTGAAGTATTGATCACAAATGTTAAGTATACAGACAAACCTAACGTTGTTGCGGTATATAGAAATAATAACGGACAATATGGTTGGAGTGCTGATATACCTGCACCCTCTACACATGCACAATTTGGACATAGTATTGCAATTAACAATGACGGTACGTTTATTGCAATAAGTGATCCTCTAAGTGATGATATTAAAAATGATCAAGGAAGAGTTTATCTATACAAATATGATGCTGTATCTCGCACTTGGAATTTAGATCAAACATTAGAAAGCCCTCAAAACGATAGTGCAGAACAATTTGGTGACAAAATAGATTTTGATGGAAAGCATTTAGTTGTTAATGCTAAAAATGCTGATAGCGGAAAAAATACTACATTTGATTCAAATACATTAATATTTGATAAAGATTTTACAAGATTTGAATTTGAAGTAGATAATTCAGGTATAATTTATGTTTATGAAAATATAGAAAGTAAATTAATATATGGACAACCGCTTGGATTTGAGATATTTGTAGAAAAAGAAAGACAACCAATTACATTTTTTGGCAAACATGCTTTACTTATGGACGGACATGTATATGTAGGATTACCAAATGTAAACCATAATCAAAACGAAAAAGGTGTTGTTGTTAACTTTAGAAATCCAAATCCTGCTAAAAAGATTTACAATAAAATTAGAGAAGCAAAAGAAACAATTGATTTAGATAAGATTAAAAGAATAATTTTATATAATACAAAAACAAAAAAATTATTGAAATATCTTGATTATATTGATCCTGTACAAGGAAAAATTGCAGGTCCTGCAGAGGAAAATTTAAGTTTCAAACTTTACTATGATCCTGCTTCTTATAATACCGCAACAGATACATCAGTAATTAATAATCCTAATGATGCTTGGCATAGTCAACATGTTGGTGAATTATGGTGGGATTTAACCAACGCAAAGTTTTACAATGCATATCAAGGTGATGTTAGTTTTAGTGCAAACAACTGGAACAAACTTTTTGAAGGAAATACTATCGATGTGTACGAATGGGTAGAATCAAAGTATCTGCCGTCAGAATGGAATAACTTAGCTGACACCGATGAAGGAATATCAGAAGGTATATCAGGACAGGCAAAATATGGAGATGCAGCTTATACTTTAAAAAGACAATTCGATCCTATATCGCAGACATTTACAAATTTATATTACTACTGGGTAAAAGATAAGAAAATTAAACCAGATGTCGAAGGCAGAAGTTTAAAAGCATCTGAAGTAGCTCAGTTAATAGCTGATCCTAATAATCAACAATATGAATTTGTAGGCTTATTCAGCAATGATAGTTTTTCAGCTTTTAACATAGAAAAATATTTAGAAAATGACGATGTTGCTATAGGAATACAATGGTGGACAATAGATAAAAAAGATGTAAACATTCATAACCAATATCAAATTGTAAGTGATGGTTTAGCTACAAGCAAACCAAATAGAGATATTGAAAAGAAATGGATTGACAGTTTAGTAGGTTATGATTTGTACGGAAGAATAGTTCCGGATCCTAACTTAGGAGAAAAGCAAAAATATGGAACTTTAAATAGTCCTAGACAAAGTTGGTTTGTAAACCGCTTAGAGGCTTTAAAACAATATATAGAAAGAGTAAACACAGTAATTGAAAAAGAACTTATTGTGGAAAGTAAAAGTTTAGTTAATTTACAAAAGCAAGAGCCGCAACCTAGTGCGGTAACAAATGTTTACGACACATCAGTAGACACTAAAGCTGATTTAGAATTTTTAGGTGTAGCAAAAGCAAAACAAGCTACAATGACGGTCACTGTAAAAGACGGTGTAATTGTAGGAACTACTGTCCTTGATCCAGGTAGAGGATATCTTGTGCCACCTACATACAAAATTACAGGCATAGGTTCAGATGCTGAATTTAAATTTACACTAAACAGTGTAGGATCTATTACTAATGTTGAAATTGTTAATGGAGGCAAAAATTATAATGACAACACATTAATCGAAATTAGAAAATTCACTGTGTTGGTCAAAGCAGATGAAGAAATTCAAGGCAAGTGGTCATTGTATGAAAGAAATTTTGAAAATAGCAGCTGGGATAGATTCCAGAGCCAAGCATACAACACAACCTTATATTGGGATTATAAGGATTGGTATTTGACAGGATATGGACCATTTAGCGAGCCTAAGTACACTATTGATTTTTCCTATCAACTTGATGGTTTGGATGATGAGATAAATGATATTGTAAAAATTAACAATATTGGTTCGGGCGGCTGGCTTCTTTTAAGAAAAATCGATGATCAAAGCAATGTAGATTATACAGTCAACTATCAAACTATAGGTAGACAAAATGGCACAATTAATTTCAAGAAGTCTATATATAATACAACAGTATCATTTGATGGATTTGATGAAATAAGTTTTGATACAAAATTTTATGATAGTTTGCCCACTACAGAAACACGAATTATAGCTACTGCTATTAAAAATGATTTATTTACTGAAACATTAGAAGTAGAATATAACAAACTATTTTTTGCAAGTATAAGGTATATACTATCTGAACAACTATATGTTGATTGGTTATTCAAAACAAGTTTTATAAAGGCTAAGCACAATGTTGGTGAACTTAGAAAAGATATTACATTCAATAATGATAACTTACCTAGTTACCAAGAATATATTGATGAAGTAAAGCCATTCAAAACAAAGCTAAGAGAATATGTCAGTGGTTATGAAAAATTAGATTTAAGTAATAATTTAACAAGTGATTTTGATTTACCACCATATTACAACGAGTCTACAGAAAAAATAGAAACTTCAAGTTTGAAAGTTGTAGACGGGAAAATTCAAGGCAGTGATTTTTCTACTACAACATATCCTGCAAAAAATTGGAAAGACAACTTAGGATTTGTAGTACAAGAAATAAAAATCGCAGATGGCGGTTCGGGTTATACATATCCGCCTATACTTAGAATCGAAGGCGGTGGCGGCACTGGTGCTAAAGCAATTACAAAACTAGGTGCTGGTGGTAGAGTAACAGATGTTGAAGTTTTAAATCCTGGCAAAGGTTATTTAAATGCTCCAACCCTTACTGTGGAAGGTTCTTTGAATGAAGGAGGTACTCCTGCAAAACTAAGTTTGATTATAGGACAATCTCTAGCTAGATCAATTAGCACAGTAATGAAAATAGATAGACTGTCTGGAAAGTATTTAATTACTAATCTTGACGAAACAGAAAATTTTGTAGGTACAGGATCGAAATACATTTATGATTTACAGTGGCCAATGGATATGAAATCTACAAATGTATTTGTATCTGTAGCTGGAGAAGAATTATTAAAGAGTCAATACACATATGAAAATATATTGGATACTAACAAAGGTTATGATAGATATAAAGGTAGAATAACATTAACACTTCCGCCAGATAATTTGTCTGCTATTGTAGTTACATACAAAAAACAAATAAGTTTACTTCATGCACAGGATAGAATTAATTTAGTATATGATCCTCAAACAGGTCAGTATGATAAAGATCTAAGTCAATTAATGGATGGCATTGATTACGGAGGAGTTGAAGTAAAAAGTTTTGACTTTGGAGGACCAAATGGTTGGGATGCCGCTCCTTGGTTTACTGGATCATATGATACTTATGATATAACTTTTGAAGATGAAAAATTTGAATTAGATGGAAGTACAGTGTCATTGACATTGTCTAAACCATTAGAGGAAGGAATACTTTATAACGTATATAGAAACGGCGTGAGATTAGATGATCCTGATTGGACAGATGATAGTACACAATTTGCCAATCCAAATGCTATTATGCGTAGCATAACAGGAGATGGTGTTCAAACAACTATTTTCTTAGACGAATTAGGAATATCCACTAGTGCTGATGATATAATTGTAATCAGAAAAACTACAAGTGACGGTAGCTTTTTACCAACTGATATAAACTATGATACAGTACTTACTGGTGGTGATTTAGCATACAGCAATGCGAGAGGACTTAATCCTGAAGATATAAATGTTGACGGTGACAGCTTTACAACACCAACAAACTCAAAAGGTCCAGATGAACTAGTTCCTGGATGGGTGCAAGATACTGTTGACATTAAAGTTTATGAAAGACCTACAGCAGGATCAAGCCAAATAATTAGCAGAAACTATAGAGGTGATGGTGTTAATAAAACTTTTGAAATTGGAACAAGACCAGTTACTGAATCTGCACTGTTTGTAAAAATAAATGGAACAATACAAAATCTTACTACTGATTACACAATTGATTACACTAACAAAACTATAACATTTGTTGCTGCTCCTGCAGACAACTCAAAAGTAAGTTTAGTTACATTAGAGTACAGCGGATCTAATATTTTAGATATAGACGAATTTATAGGAGATGGTTCAACTGTAGACTTTTTAACAAATATTAGATTTACTGAAAACATGACAAGTTTAATTACTGTAAATGGAAAATCTGTAGAACATGTTCTTATAAAAAGTGATGCAGGATATATCACTCCAGGCAATGTGGTAATAAGTTTTGCACAACCGCCTGCTTTGGACGCAATAATAAGATTTGCAATCTTTGAAGGCAGTATACAAAACTTTAGTAGTGTAGTCAAAGATACATTTGTACATGACGGAAGTACTACAACGTTTACTCTTACACAAACTCCATTTACTCAAGAACCACACGAGTGGTTTACTATTGTAAAATTAAACAACACAATTTTAAAAGCAGGCTATAGTGAAACTTTCAAAGTAACATCCGAAAGAGAATATAAATTTAGATTATACCAAGTTCCACTAGGCAGTGTT